ACAGTCCCTGTCACAAACAGATCAGAGCCATTCGTCTTGAAGATAGACCCATTGCTGAGATTCTTGAACTCCAACTGGTCGTATTGATTCACCGATAAGGTATAGTCTGCATTGACCGCACTGGATGTAATACGAAGTGCGCCAACGCTCGTGGTCCCTGTGAAGTCGTTCGCGCCTGTCCAGGTGTTCGTCTGTCCGATGCCACCCGCCTGTGAGGTTAGCCCCGTGATATACTGAAGCTGTCCCGCGCTGATCGAAGTGCTCATGACCTGATTACCATTCGTCACTACGACCTTCCCAGCATCTCCCGAAATCGTATTGAAACGGAAGGACTTGGCACCTACTACCCCGCCCGTGATATAAGCCCCTACGCCTAGCGTAGATTCCTGAAAGATGAGACCTCCCAGGCTGGAAGGATTGCCCATGGTGCTGATCGCATAAACAGACCACGACTCGGAGTTGACGGAAGAGATAGAGGGAAACGAGAGGGTCTGTGTAGAGATTGTACTAGTCGTGATCGTAGTAGCAACAAGGGGAGCGCTTAGGGGCGCCGTGATCGCCGCGGTGTAGCTTCCAAGCGTGAAGGAGGACCATGAGGCGTTCCATGGATCGAGGGAGCCTGTGTAGATCTTAAACACGATATCGCCCGATGTCGGATCATACGTGAACGTGTCGCTCACCATCGTCAGCTCGGACGTAATCAGACGAAGCGTAGAGGATCGTTGGACGCCGCTTTGTTCTACTGAGAGATAGCCCTCTGCCGCGTCTACGATCCGAATCATGAAGGAGTAGACCCATGTCTTCTCCGTGGGAACGAATCCGTTGATTTTCATGATGGTTCGGTCATAGGCGGTCTGACCGATAGAATACTCTCCAGCGGTGGGGCCTGATAGCGTCCCAAGGGGTGCCGTGTAGCCACTGATGCCCGAGGTGGTAAAATCGGCCTCTGTGTAGGCCTCCGCGGTGATCGCGGTCGTGATGACGTTGTTGATGCTGGTAGAACTGCCTGGTAACATCGTCTGTGACCCATTAAAGGTATTATTGCCCACCAAAAGGGCAACCTGTGACTCATCTACAGAAGCACTGACCAGCTCACGGTCTGCATTGAAACGGGCGAGCTTGAGGGGTGTCGCACTTGTCAGCTGTAAGGTCGTTGCTATTGCGTTTCCAATGTTACTGTTTGAAAACGTGGCATCCGTGAGGCCGTTGATCGTGAATGGTAAAAATGACGCGGCGAGCCCGTTGAAGGACATCTCTTACTCTACTAGGGGATCTCTTTTTTATGTCTGCCCACAGTATAATGTATCGCCAGCCTATCCCTTACGGTCGCCCCATGTTTGAGTCCAAGATCTACATGAAGAAGGGCGGAACTCTCCTAGAAGAAGCAGAGGATGACTCGTGGTCTGCCTATTTCGAGGAGCTGTGGTCGGCTGTCACGAGCGACACCCATCTCCCTAAGCGCTTTAGGAAATTCATTAAAGTCCATGGCCGGGAGCCGATCACATCGGTCTCTATGGTGCGGGCACCCGTGGACAAACTCGGGACCAACGTGGTGAACCTCATCACAGCCGGCCAATGGGAGGATCTAAAGAAAAAGGCGGGTGTCGATGCGGTCTTTCACACGGGCCTCTTTATCAACGGGAAGTATGTGATTGAAAAACTGGAAAAACTGGAGGGGCGTGTTGATCCGGCCTACGGCTCGCAGGGTGGAAAGGCGGAGACCTTCCCGCTCGATCTGGGAGGAAAAGAGATGACGATTGCGGAGTTTTTAGAGAACGGGCGGACTCGTATGGGGAAGGACTTCTACACCTACGATTTTCTAAAAAGCAACTGCCAGACGTTCGTGATGCAGTTGGCGGATGCGAACAACATCCTAACGCCCGAAGGGCGCGCATGGATTAAACAGGACCTGGAAAAACTAATTCAGGAATTTCCACAGTTCAGCAAATATCTGGGTGTGAAGCTGACGGATGTCGCCCGAGACGTGGGAAACATTGGCGAGGAACTCCTTGCGAAACGTGGGGGTCAGATTCTTGGGCATCAGCGCGCGTCGCGTCGTATTGGGTTTTAAATCGCGCCTCTAATAAATGAGCACGGAACTGACAAGAGCGCTCGCGCCTTATGACTCTCAGAAGGATCTAACACAAAGCACTCTCCCACTGAAACCCTGCAATATGGGAATTTTCGGGAGAAAAGGCTGTGGGAAGTCGAACTTGATGCTCGGTCTTATCATGAATAAAAAAAGTCCATGGTATCGCCATTTTGACCTTCTCTTTTTGGTCTCTCCGACGGCCATGAACGATGCCAAAATGAAACCTCTTATCGAAGACATCGGTGACCAATACTATGACGAGTTGTCCAATGATGTGTTGGAGGACATCATCGCAAAATGTGAAGCCTATACGGAGCGCCACGAAAAGAAGAAAAAGAAGGGAACCCCTCAATACTGCATCATTTACGATGACTGTATCCATTCGATCAAGTCTAAAAATGCCTCGATGATTACGAAGCTTGCGACTCAGAATCGTCACATGAACATCACGAACGTCTATCTCCTGCAAAAGTATAACACCTATATGCCGACACTGATCCGCTCCAATTTAGACTGCACGATCTTCTTCCATACCGAGAACAAGGGCGAGCTGGACTCTTTTCTAAAGGAACAAGGAGGAAACGAGGACAAACTACGAAGACTCTATGAATTCGCCACATACGAGCCCTATTCGTTCCTTTACATTAATTCATACAGTCAGCCCACACGTTATTTCCAACGATTCGATCCTATTGAATTCCGTGAGAAAAAATCCGAGTGCTAGGTATACAATGGACTCAGATTCTGAGGTAGAACTGATGAAGCGCGGCGGCCGTAAGAGGCGCCCCGCTCGTGCGACCCAGTCCCAGAAGGTGAAACAGTCGCAAATCGTGAACGTGAAGGTTCATGTGGGTGATAAGGCGAAACCACGAGCACGAGCAAAGAAGGCCGTGGGCGATATGGTGATGCTCCTTCCTGATCGTATGAAGCTATTCAAAGCGAAATACACTCCCGCGGAGCCGATCCGTGCCGCGGGACCTGGTTTCTTCTTTGCGAATGCCCCCGCACCTTCTCAGGCCTCCGCTTATGGCAATGCCCCTACGGCAATCCGTCCACTATCAAGTGGCCGTTTTGTGGCTGCTGCGGATCACTCAAAGGACGCTAATCAAAATAAAGACGATGACATCCGTATTCCTGTCAATCCCTCGGGCATCGTTACGGGCGTGAAGGAGGTCCGGGCGCTCCCCTCGGCAGCCGTGAAGGCGATGGAGGCCATCGCAGCCTCCGCAGCATCTCAAGAGGCTCTACAGCGATCCATTCGCGATATGGAGCCCTTTGTGGGTCGCCCCGTAGGCCCTCCAGCGAACCGAGTAGAAGAGGTTCGAGCGATTCCCTCGGAAGGAGCGCAGGCAATGCGCGAGCAGATGCGCGATGCCTTCGCGCATTTTCCATTTCCTTTAATCTATCAAGATCGTGCTGAACAAAAACGCGAACGAGCCCGTGACGTAATCGCCGACCGAAACCGTTTAGGAGCACTCATGCAGGCAGAAAAGCATCTTGAGAGTCAAGGAGCAAGCGAGGAAGAGCGTGCGGCACTTTATCGGGAGAACATGCGGCGTGGTGGCAGACTCTCTCTCTTTTAGAATAGCGAGAGCATGACAAAGAGAACATATGCCGTTAGAATGGCAGACCCTACGGTGTCACAGAAATCCATTGTGATTCTAATAAGACCGCATTTTATACGGTTTCATTAGAATGGAAGCCCCTCCAGCCCGTGAGAAAAAAGTGAAACCGAAGAAGCCCCCGATCCGTCTTGTGATCGAACAGGTCGCCACTGTGCTCGTATTTGATTAAAGTCTAAACGATGAAAGAGTAGAAAAGAGTAGAATGCCGAACTATCAGAACGGAAAGATCTACATGATATGGTGCGGAGACCATAGATACTATGGGTCCACGTGCGACACTCTATGCCGTAGATTTGCTGGACATAAGAAAAAGGTAAACACGACGATGTCCAAAATGATTTTTGACATCTACGGTGTAGACAACTGTAAAATAGAACTTGTAGAACTGTTCCCATGCCATTCTAAAGAAGAACTAAACGCTCGCGAGGGCTTCTATATTCGCAACAATGAATGCGTAAATAAACGCATATCAGGCCAAACAGATCAGGAGTATCGTGAATCTAATAAGGAGATTATACGTGAAAAGAAAAAGAAACATTATGATCAAAATAAAGAAGCGTATTCTATCAGAATGAAAAACTACTATGCGAAGACTAATGTAAAAGTGACGTGTGAATGTGGAGGGGTATATAGTAACACAGACACAAAAAACAGACACCTTAAAACACAAAAGCACATTAAATTTACAGAGACACTGCAACAGTAAACACAATAGGTGGTAACGTAATATGACAGCTAGACAATATCTCCGTAAGGACTATCCCTTTTACATAATCCCATATTGTGTCTTTTACCCATTTCCATAGTCATTGCAGACATGGAACGAGCCAACTCACGATCGTCCGAGCAATCGACGGGCTCTCGATCTTCTCCGACATCAATTGTGCTTCAAAATCTTCCTTTGAGGTCGCTCGCAGAGGAAACTTTGTGAGCGCGATGGACTCCAACTGAGAGATGAATTTTTCCCCCTTATGCCACCAGGGCACATAGGAAACCACTGCATACTTGCTAAGATCCGCGGAGCCGATCGCGACCCGGGCGGATTTTAGGCGCATGTCCATGAACAGATAGTCACTCTCTGGGAGACGATCCAGGGGGATGTTGATGTAGCGGTCATCCCATACGGCGACTTTACCCCAAAAAGCAAAGATCTTCCGCTCCTCGGAGGAAACATCTTTAGAGTGAACGATGAGGAGCTTTTTGTTTTTTAGGAGCGCGGGCTGTGGCTCTTCCTCCCGTTCCGCGCGCTGGATCACAGGCGGGAGGGGAGCATAGGGCTCTACAAGGCGAGGGATCATGTTATGACTAGGTATGAGAAAAAAAACACACCCTACGGATAGAATGCGCTGGGTTGACGCTCTGAAGCAATGGAACGCGGGATCTGGGAAATGGTGCATCCCAAAAAAAGGCACAAAAGAGTATGACGCCGTGAGGGCTCTTATGGGACCGAAGGAGGCAAAGGCTCCGAAGGAGGAGAAGGCCGAGAAAGCACCGAAGGAGGCAAAGGCTCCAAAGGCATCCCTACAGGACATGGCGGCGGTTATCGGTGTTTCCATGAAACAGATGAAGGCATCCGCTGCAGACTATTACAAACGAGTGGACAACGCCGATCCTGAGAGTCGCGCACTACTCATGGAGCGCATGCCTTCACAGTTACGCGCTGGATGGGAGAAACATCTGGCCTCTAAGGCTCCTAAGGATGCGCCTGCCGTTCGGCGGGTGATGAAGGCATCTAAGGATCCTAAAGCATAAATGCGTAGGAAAGAGTAGGAAAACGTAGAATGCCGAACTATCAGAACGGGAAGATCTATATGATATGGTGTGGGGATCATAGATACTATGGGTCCACATGTGACACTCTATGCCGTAGATTTGCAGGACATAAGAAAAAGACTAACGCGACAATGTCTAAAATGATTTTTGAAATCTATGGTGTGGAAAACTGTAAAATAGAACTTGTGGAACTGTTCCCATGCCATTCTAAAGAGGAACTAAATGCCCGCGAGGGCTTCTATATTCGGGGTAACGAGTGTGTAAATAACCGCATTCCACACCGAACACGTGCCGAATATTATGAATCTAATAAAGAGGCATTATGTGAAAAAGTAAAACAGTATCAGGCTAAGACAAATGTAAAGGTATTATGCGAGTGTGGAGGATCATATACCAATATATACAAGAAAAAAAAGCATTTAACCACACAAAAACATAAAATGTTTATACAATCCCCGCCATAAACCAAAAAATAGATGGTTTATGCCACAGTTTACGCCATAAACCTATAGATATATGAGTTTATAGCCTAAAGCTTTTATAAAATGCATTTTATGAAGGCTTTAGGCTATAAAGCGCTACATATAGCGGTTTATACTGTAAACTATGGCATAAACCATCTCTTTTTTAGTTTATCTGCGGGACTTACGAAGTGACAAAGGGGGTCTATCAGGTTTAAAATAAGAATCCATACCACGAGTCCAGCATTTCCGCGATAAATATGTTGAAACCAGAGCCAAAAACTACATAAAAGATAGCGAGAACATCCCACGCTCCATGGGAGCCGTGTAGGGAATTAATTCAGACGGCGGCGCCTTCGGAGTTTCGGGGACGATAGGTTTATCCATTGTCTGTTTTGGGGGCTTCGGGTTACCGTCCAGCATAAAGTGATCTTCTTTCGGCCTTAGAATTCTCCGGACACGATGGGCACTATGGGCGAGGTAATAAGCACGGTTTCGCTTCACAGCGTAGGCCTTGATATAGTCCTCATTCTTCTCTTTGTAGGCCTTCTGATATGCTAGGCGCGCCTCTCTGTTCCGCTGATAGTAGGACA